AGTTGGTGTTAAATCAGGCTTTTCTGTAGCAGTGATTTCATCTGGCAAAACTTTCTTTTTATCGAGCATATCCACATCACCATCATTATCCCAATCAACACTACGATCTTTTAAAGCATGCTTTAAAGATTTATTTGGGTCTAAAGCATGAGCGAGTTTTGCTTCTACGAATCTTTTAAACGATTTCATATTTTTATCTCCGGGCTTGGTGTGCGAAAATTCTTTTTTCTCATAATTGTTTTTGATATAACGACAAGTTCGTCGTTCTTACGATCATATTCAACAGCTATCGGCATGTTAAGATCAGTCTGCATATCTTTAATAACAGCTTCTGCGTCTATAAATTTGCTTAGTGATTTGTCACCGTTCTGATACTTCTTATAGATCTTTTGTATCATACCAGCGAGTTCTTTCATATCAATACACGGGTCGTTACGCGAATCAGTCATGCGATCGCGAAAGTGCTTTGTGAATTCAAAGTTTACATTAAACTTTTTAAACATGCGATCAACGAACTGCTCAAAAGCTTTCATATGAGCAACTGTAAGGATAGGACATTGATCTGCTTCTAACATCAGATCTTCGTTAACCTTACGTTGAGACTTTATCCACTCAGAAGCAGAAGAAGACGCAGGCTTTGTCTTTGCCCAAGCTGCTATCCTTTTATATGTAGAAAGAACTGCACCTTCGTAGTTTGATCCTGTGGAATTATCTACAATGAACATCTTCTGACGAAAGAAGTTTTGAAACTTCCCAAGGTTCTTTTGAACGTCTTTCCACATCATTTTTACTTCGGCATCAGGTAGAGATCTATCTCTTTTTCTATTGCGATCTAAAGCAGTATCAAGATCTGTATTCACGAATATCATAGCAACTTCATAACCAATTTCACGAAGCATATCAGCTTGTTTTTGTATCTTTTCGTAGTCCTTACCGGTTCCGTCAATTACTAGACCAAGACGACCATTGATAGCAAGTTGCATTTTCTTTTTAGTGATAGCTTTTGCTTTACCTCTGACGTCTTGGCCAAGAGGAGAGTAAATATCTTCTGGTGTCGGCTTTAATCCTACTTTTCTTAAAGCAGCTTCAAAGGCTTCATCAGAATTAATAACTTTCATACCGAGTGAAGTAAGCGCAGTTCTGCCTACTATAAATGATTTGCCAGAACCTGGTCCACCAGCAAGGAAGATTGCTTTGAAGATAGAAGGATCATTTACTCCCTCGCTAATGAACTTCTTAAAGCGTATCATTATTCACTCGGCGTGTCTTTTTTAAATTTCTTTGTAAGCTTTGGTGTACCCCAATCTCCAGCTCCACCTTCTTCTGCTACGGTTTCTTCCTTACGTACTCGTGAAGCTAGATCTTTATCTGCACCACCCCAAGTACCTGAAGATTTAGTAACAAAGGAATTTACACGAGCATGAGCCCACTGTTCTGGAGTTGTACCGGGTCTGTGACCAGATTTCCATGCAGCAATGCCACGATTGTAGACTTTACGAAGTACACTTAAAGGCATACCAGTCTTTTCTGATTTTTTCTTTAAAGAAGCTGTTGCGTCTTCAGAAATTTCTGACTCACCGTACATCTGACGATACTTTTTAGTATGTTGAGAAAGCTTTGTTTTTACACGTTCACCATCTTTAAAATCACCAGGCGCCGGTTTGTAGTTTGAATCTTTATCTGCTCCATCACCAGGCTTCTCGGCGTATCTTTTAAAATGAGCTTCGCGATCATCTTTCTTATCTTTCGGAACACCCTTATAATAATCTTCATTTGTCGACATTTTATCTTGGCCGTGTTCATCTTTAGAAACAGATCTTGTTCTTCTCCAAACAGTTCTTGTTCTACCATCAGCACCCTTAACATTCACTGGTTTTTTAGTAGCAGAAATCGCTACTTCATCTAATGAATTGATATAAGAATCCATATCTTGAGCAAAACCGGTTAATTCTTCTACAAGATCTTCTGAACTTTCATTTACTTTATTCTTAAATATTTTAAATCTCTTATCAATCTTTGTTTTCATATCCTTACCGATAAGCATATGAGGTCTTTGACGAAATTGAGTATCAAGCTGAGATGCTTCATTTAAGAAAGATTCAAATTTTTGATTTAGATCTTCTGTGGTTGAAGATCTGTGTGCAGCTAATCTTTCACGATCTCTTTTTCTTACACTTGGAAGAAGCTTTCTTGCAATAGAAGCAATTACTCTTGGAGAAAGCTTTTCTATTCTTTTATCGATTACTTCTTTTTCACCGGCTGATAATTCTTCATAATCTCTAGATTTTGTAAACTTTTTCTTGAGGAATTTAAGAGCATCTTTACGAGCTCTTTTTCTTAGAACAGCCATAGGAGCAGTTTTGCGCTCTGCTCTTTCTTTACCACGGAGAATTTTAAATCTAGCTCTCTTCATAATTCTAGCGCGCTTAATACGCTGAGCTCTTGTTAGTGCTTCGTCTAATTCTTCGTTCATGCCCATACCTTTTCTTACAGTGTCGTAAACTTCTTTAGCGCTTGATTTGAGTTTCTTTGGAAGACCTGATGTGAATGTTTTTAAATCACCAGACTGAGCAAGCGATCTCATTTTAGATGCTGACATACCTTCGACACCTTCTGCGTCTGGATCTCGTTCACCAGCAGAAACAATATCAATATTCCCAAAGTTATATTCTTTATTATTGTATCTAGTTAAAAGACTCTTAAATTCTTCAACTCGGTCTGCACCGACTACTACAACAAGATTTTTATACTTGCCATCTAAAGATTTTGCTACTTCAATAATGGTACGTGCTGGTGAAGATTTAACTACAGGACCAAATGCTTTCTTTGCAAATTTAACCTTATCTTCATAAGATAAAGGATTCTTTTTTGCATCTGAAGAATGAGAAAGAAAAATATGAGGATCGGCTTTTCTTTTAGAAGCTTCAGACATTACTTTCATAGCCAGCTTTTCATGGCCAACAGTGATAGGATTCATTCTCCCAAAACTAACAACAGCTACATCTTTCATAGCTGCCTCATCAATTCTTGGCTCAGTATCAATATATTTAGAGGGATCAAATTCTTTGAACCCTGTTATTTTCTTTTTCTTTTTATCTTTATCTTCGGCCATTTTGGATCCTGATTGAATTCAGTCATATGAGTTTATTTATAATTTTCCTGAAAAGAAGGAATAAATTGATAATTCCTATCAGCAGAACTAGTCCAAATAGTGGATTTTCTTAACCAACCAATTGCAGGTGTAGGAGAAGCTATGGCTAAAGGCACTGCAGTTCTTCTTTGACCGCGAAGAAAGTAATCATTATCTACTGCACTATAGATTCCTTGTCTTTCAATTTCATCAACAAGAAAACGAGCGGTCTTTTTTGTAATTGCATATGCATGAGCTCCCTCATGACCGACTATATCAATTATTTGTTTTGGTGCACCAGCTTTAATCCAATCATATCTTTTTGGGTCTGTTACTTTATAACCTAGTACTACCATTTTATTATCTGGAATTTCTATTGTCAACGGCTGAAGCATTAAAGCGTCATGTTCTAGAACAATACCGACATCTTCCGGACCGTCTGCGATATTTTTCCAGATACTAAAATGTCCTGCAGTACAACACATTGCTTTGTCTGCTGCTGATACGTTTTCCGTATAACGATATTCTGAGGTTGGTAAATTTTTAATTCCGGTTTTACCGAAAGCCATTCTACCGTCCATTTTATGATAACCGTCAAAATATTGCCAAGCTAAACCAACTTTATCACAAGAATCAGAACATGTTTTAGCATATTCGTGCGATATTGGATTATCAATTCTAAGTATGTGAGCTTTAATTTGTTGCATTATACACCTTTTTCATATGATACACTGTTTGCATGTCCTGTGGAACCCCACTTATGATCCGCATAAACTTTATCTGGGCCGCTATATCTTGTAGCACTACCATGATAAAATAACGGAATAAAATAATGAGAAGGCCAGATTGTAAGTTTATCTGCCCAAGAATTAACGTACTTAGCCAAAAACATATTTCCAGTAGATCTAAATGGTTCTGGATGAAGTTCTTCTGGTGATAGTTGATGTAATACATCTATAATATGTTTTACGAATTTATTTCCTGGATTACAAGCCATAATCGGTTGTACAAAATCTTTTCTGCCGGCTTCATTCTCGTAACAAGTATAAGCATGGTCTCCTGGAGAAGTAAACAGCTCTTCAGTGTTCTCTAGACACACCATGTCGGCTTCTGGCCAGAACCCACCTCTTTCATATAGTAACTCATATCTAATAAGATCCGACACCCCAGGCCACTTACGGGTGTCGTAGTAGCGATCTATAAGATGTTGATTATGCCACTTACGTGATTTTAACATCTCATCTGTAAAAATAGAATAATTCCAATCTGGATGTTTATCTCGCCATGAGTGCATCCATTGTAATGGTGGAGCTTTTGGACCAATCCATATCTGTGTTAAATTCTTTTCAATATTCATAATTAACCTCTCACAAAAATAGCATCCATCGAAGTTGTTCTAACCAATTTATAACCAATTGATTCAAGAAATGGTCCCCCGCATCCTCTCTCGGTAATGATAACTGGACTACACTTTTCAATTAGATTTATAGCGCCTTTTAAGGCTTCTGGTTCATAACCTTCAAGATCAAAATGAATTAAATCACATTTATCAAGACCTAGACTATCTATAGTAATCATTTTTACTTGACCAGGGATCTCGTTTACTGTATACATACCGACATTGTTTTCTTCGCCAGGCGCAGTTGGTGAATCGAGACTTACGAGTTTTTCAGCAGAACCTAACGCAACATTTTGATGATAGATGCCATCGACATTACAGTTTCTTTCTAGACAATAATAGTTTGTTGGGTCTGGTTCAAATGTATATACATGTTTAAAATGATTTTTATAAAATCTTGGATACATTCCACAACATCCGCCAGCTTGTACAACTACGTCTCTTGCTTTTACATATTTAAGAAATGCTCCGTGGTCACGAATCCAGTCTTGAAGCGGCCAATGAAACGCGTTGAAATCACGTATTGGCCACAGTAATTGATCTACACCTTCGACGTTAACTTTTCTCATAGCTAATTCATTAGACATCATTTCACCACATACCAAATAAAATCTTGTTCTTTATGATAGTTTTCACCGAAATGTTTTTCAACAGCGGATTTTACTGATGGCCAATGAATATCATGACCAATTACATATCCGCCTTTTTTTACTTTTGGCATCCAATGAGTGATGTCTCCATCTACACCTCTAAATGAGTGGTCAGCGTCGATGAATACAAAATCTAAGCTTTCATCTTCTATTAACTTAGAAGCATCATTTGTATATCCGCGATAGATGGTTGCTCTGCCATTTGAAGCATCACAGAAAGATTTAACATCTGCATAATATTCTTCGTGCTTCCATAGATGCCCATCTTCACCTGGGATATATCTTTGTGGACCAACATTATCTGGTTGTTGTGCGTATAGATCTACACCGAACAAACGAAGATCTTTACAATTGTTAATTAAATATTTGAAAGTTTCACCGTACCATACACCGAGTTCAGCACCGTTGGTCCAGTTATTTTCTTTCACGAATCTTTCGAGCGTTTGCCATCTGTAGATATCTCCACCGTCATGACCACGATCAATAATTTTTCCCATAATTACGTCTCCGAATAAAACAAAAAGGACAGCTTTCACTGTCCTTTTATTTATAACTTATTCAAAGTAAAAATTAATACCTTGATTTTCTCTCTTTGACTATGTCGTCGTAATAAGCTTCATAAGCTACAGCGTAGATATCATCGCGTGTGATACCAATATCTCTAAGCTCATAGTCGCTAAGCTTGTTGAGTTCCTTATATGTACGGCGAGCAGCTACTTTATAATCAATCTCGTCTACTTTTGACTTAAACAAATTCGTAACGCTAGAAAAATCTAACCAGTCAGTTACTGCCATTACTAATTGAAACATTTATCTCTCCTATGTGTGTATGTATCATCGATTAATCAATCAATGTTATTGGTTTCGCAATATTTATACAGAAAATAGGTAAACGGCTATTACCTAAAAGTAATAGCCGGTATTCAACAGCTGATTAGCTTAACGTGTTATCTCTTCCCAGTCGATTGAACCGTAAACTTGTTCTGTGGTTGTAGATGCCGATACTTCAAGCGTTATAGCTCGAGGAGTTCCAGTCAATCCGTTTCTTTTTAATTGGAACTTAAATAAGGCTTCTTTAAGAATATCTGTTGTTGCGGTTGCTTGAACTGCTGATGTGATATATCCACTAGCTAACACCTTACCACCAGAAACTGCAGTACCTATCAATGTATATTCAACTGCAGAATCTGCACCGGCGTCTGTCCAAGAAGATGTCGTGACGGTCGCGTTTTCAGTAAGTCGCCATTCGTACACACCAGTATCTACACCCATTACTGAAACCGCAGTTGGGATGACTACTGCATCTAGTGCGGTAGATTTAAGTCTTATTGACGCCACAGGGTAGTAAGTTCCTGCAGTTGCTAATGACTTTGGCGTCGTGATTGCAGTGCCGACGGATTGTTGTGAACCTCTAAGTTCGTAACCACCTTCAGATATGACTGTTGTACATATTTGTTTAAGAGTGCTTGATGAATCTGTTGCACCGTTATTTCGTATCTCATATCGAAGTGGAAGCGAAGCAGTCGTCATATATGTTGACGTGATACCATTAGCGTGGTGAAAACTATGTGCATGTACAAATTGACCATCTATCACAAACCCGCATCTAACACTACCGACACCTAACCATTCTACGTCTACAAACATAATCTGCGCTTTAGATATGTCGAGTGTAAATCCTGAAGGACCTAAACCGTCTAAATTGTCTAAATTCCAATCATCTTTGTGAACTCGAGTGTTATTAACGATTCCTGAGTTATAAGATCTTCTTACAAAATATAGATCGCTTCCATCGAGTTCTAGGTATATACCATTCTGTGCGCCGAAGTATCCAACTCTCTGACGAAGATTTTCTTTTGCTTCATTCATTACGAATGTGTTTAATATTTGTAGTGATTTACCTGGTTGGTAAGAAAATACAGTTGATGTTTCTCTTATTATTTCGGAATTTGCAGTCGTGTCAACAGAAAGATTTACGAGGCCTTCGTTTGTAGAAAAGACCGCAGATCCACCAGTATTTGCTGTGTCCCATAAACCATTATCTCTATAACGATGAGAAGAGTCAAACACAGTAAACGGTGTAGAAACTCTTGCTCTGCCGAATGCGTCAACAGCCATTCCCGAAGGATTCGCTGGACCAATGTTATTTCCGTATTGGTCTGCAAGCATTACTACTTCAAAGAGAGTTTTATTATTCTGTAGATACTGATACGTACTCTTATTATACTGTGCCATTAGCGCTGCCATCCTTTAATATATTCTGGTGAGAAGTTTGCTTTGCTGAATCCGAGTCTGTCTACGAGCTTCACAGCGTTTTTGCCCATTCGGTCGATTGCAACGAATCCTTCTTGTTCAGTAACTTCATAACCATTAGATGTTCTAAGAAAAGTTCCAATTCTCTTTGCTCTATCAAGCTTACGAATAATCATAAGCTTCGCGTCAATGATAAGATTGTATAAATCAAACATCGCAACTATTTGAGCTGTTGGTGTTTTTCTAAAATATTCTAAAGTAGAATCTCGCTTAGCAAATTGTGCGGATTTTCCAGACGGTGTTGTCTTTTTATCTGCTTCTTTATTATAGTAGTTTTCAATATATTGTTCTAATTCTTTTACAAAAGTTTTAGTATTACGAATACGTTCGCCTTGGCGTATCTTAGAATTCACGAATGTCTTAACTCTCATAAGAGTTTCTGGATTATCAGAAACACCGTTAAGAGTTTCTCTTGAAATAGAGTTAAATAGTTTGCCTGCTTGAGAAAGAATAGCAGTTACTTGTTCTGTTTCTTCTGCAGTAAAATTAGCAGTTCCGGACACGTCTTTATATACGGCGTCTACGGACCAAATGCTATTTACTTGCTTGAGGCCAGATGCAATCTCCTCTCCAAAGCTCGCAGACATTGTTTCAAATGAGTCTCCTCGGTATGTTGTATGCCAGACCACTCCGATCTTGGATCTGAGTATTTCTTGACCGAGTTTTGAGTTTTGAGGTACCGCGTAAACAATCGTATTAGGATGGAAAGTAATATATGGTTCGCCTTCAATGTCCACCACTTTGAGATCTTCTTTAGCATATAGGAAATCACCTTGTACTACGCCTTTGATACCAAGCTTTGGAAGCTCAGCTAAAGCTAGTTTTAATTTTGTATTCAAATCGCCGGAAGTATCGGCATCAACATCTGCATTTGTCTTATAGACTTTTGGATTCTTATTAAAGATGCCTTTCTTTGCAACAAAGAACTTACCATCAGAAGGATCAATACCTGCAAAAACCGCAGGCGCTCCATCCCACTTAACTGTTACGTTAACTTGAGATTTAGAGCGCCCTGCAAGCATGTCTCTTAATGAACGAAGAAAATTAATAGCTTCACGAGTGCCATTTACACCAAGATTCAAAATAGAATCTTCGAGATGTTCCATGTGAACATTCTTTTCTTCTGCTAGATAACTCTTAAACGTTAACATGAAAGATCCTTATCCTCTGGTTCTTTTATAACCAGGTGGAAGTTGTTTGTCACCAAATGGATTCATTTTTGTTGTTCCGGGTTTAACTGAGTACTTACTTTCACCCATGTCTTGGATCTTAATTTCAGGTTGAACTTCATAAAACTGAGATCTAACACCAATTCTCATCTTAAAAGTACCATAAGCTCTTTTTGTTACTCCTAGAACTGGAATATCATTTGGAAGATTAAGCGGGTTTTCTTTTCCGATCATGTAAAAGTCATCACCAGCCTGCATATAATGTGCTGGCTTTGCTTTTGCTTCTAGATAGTGTCTTGTAACAAGTTCACCAAGATTTACATCTGGAACATTTAGAATGTACTGATTACGGTTTTTAAAATACTCGGCCATTTTTGCTCTTGGAACCGCGTTTGGTTTAGCTAATGCACCTTTAGTTGAAGGAACAGTCATGTCTCTCCAATCTTTAATGCCGGCAAACTTAGCAATATCTTTTAAGAACGCTTGAGTCTCTTGAGAATTAGTAAGATACTCAATAGCAAACTGTTTAATAGGATCGAGTGGAGCTGCAGCAGTCCACTTACCATCAATGTAAGAAACACGAGTATTTCCAAGATTATCAGTATGATTCATCTTGACTTCAATCCAGGATACAGCCATTTTATTAGAATTTTTATTGACTGTACGTCTTACTAAAACATCTGGAAATTTTGGAGATGCTATAGGTCTCTCTGCCACAACTCCAATAAAAGTATTCAAGTAATTTGCGACATCTTTTTCATATTGATCTGACGCTGAGCTCATGAGCAGTAACTCCGGTTCTTCATTCAAGAAGCTTCTGAAAGAAAGCATTTATAAAACCTCTAGTTTTTAGAGTTATTTATAAACCAAGTTATATTCATAGTTAAAGAAGTCTGGAGTCCAATCACCAAAGCCAGAACCTAAGTTAAGTTTACGAGCAACCTTATCTGCTTCTGTCTTATCATATGACTTATTGATAAACTTTTCGTTCTTCTTGTCGTAGATCTTGTAAGTATTTTTATCTTGCTTTACCACGTAGCTCATTGCAAACCTCCTGCTGAGAATAAAGTTTTCTTACTTTTACCAAATACGGTGTTATCAAAGACCGGGTTATCCGAGTCTTGGTTAGTGTTGTTAGCAACAATTTTGTCGTTCATTACATTTCTTTGAGCACTTTCTTCAAGATCAAAGATTTGCATTTTAGCCCTATCGATACCAACAGTAAAACGACGATAGTAACCTAGATCACCCCAACGATTTTTCAACTGCTTAATCATGATTTGACCAAGAGCATCTAGATCTTCAGAAGAGATTAGACCAAGAATACAATCCGCGGTATGAGTGATACCCATAGACTCAGAAGTATTTGTTAGATCAACATCAGAATTTCCGTAACCATCACGGTTAAACTGAGAAGATGTAACTACAGCACAATTAAACTCCATCGACAATCCACGAATTTCTTCGGCGATAGACTTAACAAGAGTATAAGAGTTAGCAGCTGCAGCACCTTTAACACGAGAAGAAGAACAGATGTTGAGATAATCGATAAAGATAACATCTGCAGCAAATCCACGCTTCATCTTTAACTCATTAAGCAAATGACGGAAATGCCCAGCATGAGCAGAACCAGTCGGGTATTCTTTAACAACAAGCTTACCAGTGGTTTTACCTTTAATACGCTCGATTCGCTTTTCATATACATCACGCGGCATGATTTTTAGTTCATCAATTGTAACATCCATCATGTTTGCATCGATACGTTCTGCGATACGTTCTTCGGCCATTTCCATAGTAATATATACCACATTTTTACCCTGAAGTAAATAGCTAGCTGCCATGTGGCACTTAACAAGTGATTTACCACCACCGGTTGTAGCAAGAAGAACAGTCATAGACTTACGAGGCAAACCGCCTTTCGTAATCTTGTTGAGCATGTCAATATCAAATGGCAGACGTTCTTCTTTACGATGATAGAAATCATAGCGAGAGTCTGCATCTTCAATAAAGTCATGGCCAATAGATGTATCAAAACTGATACTTAAAGACTGTGATAGAAGTTCTGGGATAGAACCTTTATCTGCTGACTTGTCTTCTCCATCCATAATCAAAATTGCTTTACGGATAGAATTAAAAAGATCACGATCCTGACAGAACTTCTCGGTCTCAGATACCAACCATTCGATATTCGTATTACCATCGATTTTAAGATCGTCTACATGAGTCATCACATTTTTGTATGAGTTCTCATTAAGATCTTTTCTTTTATCGATAGAAATTTTAAGAGCCTCCACGGATGGAGGCTCCTTGTATTGTTCAACATACGTTGAGTATGTATCAAACACCTTCTTCAAATCGCTGTCTTCAAAATAATCCTGTTTAATGTAAGGATATACTCTACGATAATAATCTTCGTTGAATACTAAATTTGATAGAATTGTTTTTTCAAGCATTATTCGTCATCTTCCTCAATTACCAAGCCATCATCCGAAATTGAAACAGTACCACCTACTGAGAAAGCATTCTTCACGTAGGTTACAAAATCGGTCTTATTAAACATCATATCCCAGAACTCAGAATTGTCAACAATTTCTTTTGCTCTGAGCAATTTATCAGAAATGACTTCACCAGTAGCTGGATCAACTGCTTCATACCAACCAACCTTTGGCTTACGAAGATAGCCACCTTTTTCAGCGACTTCCATAAGACCAGACCACTTCTGAATACCACCTTCCCAACTTACTGTAATCGGGATTTTAGATTTCTCTTTAACATGACGAGATTTCTCGATATTAATCACGAAGTGATAACCTTGAATCTCAGTACCAACCTTATCTTGTTGACGACCGATGATCCAAATAGTATCAGCTGAGTAATAGATACCAGTACCACCAGATACCACGTCTTTCGGGAACAAACCGATTTCCTTATAAGTGTGGTTAACTGCAATCATAGGAATATCTTTAAGATTAAGATGTGGTGTCACGATACGGAAAAGAGACTTAAGAGCTTTTGCACGAGACATGTCAGCAACTGACTTACCGTCAAGAGCATCCTCAACTTCTTTCTTAGAAGCAAGGTTACCAACAGAATCGATAACGATTACGACTTTGTCGCCCTTCTCAATTTTATCGAGCTGTTGCGTAATATCAAATTTAAGTTCTTCTACGTTAGTAATTGGAGTATGAACAACACGATCCATATCAACACCAAAGGACTCAAAATAAGCCTGAGGCGTACCAAATTCCGAATCATAGAAGAGCATTACAGCGTCTTCGTTTCTTTTCATAAATGCAGCTGCCATAACAAGAGCAAATGCTGATTTAAAGTGTTTAGAAGGACCAGCAAGAACTAAGAGACCAGGAACTAGGCCACCATCAACACGTCCAGACAAAGCCACATTTACCATAGGAATAGGTGTAGGAGCCATGTCTTTTTTGCCATAGACTTTAGAGTCCATGATAGGAGCAGTCATTTTAATTGTACTATTTTTTACTAGCTTGTCAAGCAGTCCCATATTATGCTCCCTCTACGATTGAAAATAATTTCTTCTTATAGGCCTCAATCTTAGCAACTCGATCAGGCCAATAAATTGTTGACTTTTCTGGATTCTTACAAAGATTATCCAAGAAAGGTGTAATAGATTTAAATAGAAGTTCTAGTCGATATTCAAGATCATCAGCTTTTACTTTCGCATCTGTGAGTTGATCTTCTACAGATTTCTTTTCATGACTGATTGTCTGAATAGTTTGTTGAGCTTCGGCTTCTCTTTCTTGAAGCTCTTCATCGATAAAAGAGAAGCCGAAGTCAAAATCTAAAACCTGTTCATAGGTTTTATTAGCCATTAGCTAGTTCCTTGAAGATCGAAAGATCGTCATCGTCATCCATAGACATCTTCGACTCGGCCATTGCAGCCTTCAAAGTCGGTTCAGGTGAAGTCTTTGGTTTAGAACTAAAATTGCTTAGATCGATATCATCATCTTCACCTGCATTCATAGACACGCCACCAGAGTGCGAGCTATCTTCAAGAGCAAGAACTCTATAGAGTTTTGCTTTGAGTTCTGCGTACGGTTTAAAATGCTTAGGATCTAGCAATTCCTGGAGTGAATGCTCTTCTTTCCAAACACTTTCAAGCTTATCGTCATCGTCAAAGAGAGGAGCAGCTGCTTCAAACTCTGACTTGTCGTAGTTAGGATAGCCTTCGTACTGACGAATCTTAAGACGGAAGTTAGCACCTTCCCACAGATCAAACGGGTTAACCGGTTGCTCATCAGGAAACTCTGGGTTCATAAGATCGTTGAGCTTGTCGAAGATCTTTTTACCATAAGCGTAAAGGAATACTTTACCTTCGTTTTCAGGATTGGCTCCGTCTTTAATAACGTAGATGTTAGACACGTATTTCAGACGGCGCTTTTGCTTGCGAACTTGTTCTTTCGCAGCGTCAGTACCTACTTCATTCCAGAGTTTACCATTGAACTCTGAAACTGGATCGTCTTGATTGATAGTGGTGAGGGAGTTTTCAATATACCAAAGACCGGTCGGGCCTTGGAAACCATGATCCCAGATGCGGACGAAAGGCATTTCTTCATTTGCTGGGGCAGGTAGGAAACGAATAATAGAAAAACCATTACCGGCGCTGTCGCGGGTTGGTTTCCAGAATTTACCTTCGTTGGGGTCTGAGTAGCTCTTAGACGACATCTTGTCGAGCTGGCTGTTCAATTTCTCGAGGGACTTTGAACGATTCTTTTTAAGTGCGGCGAAATCTACCATATGTGTATCTCCTTGTATAACAATATATGATTTTATGTTGCGATATATATGTTGCCGTAGCAACACATATATTTATATCAGAAAAAACGTTCGCGAATAATACTTTTAAACTTTTTTTCATCAATATTCAAAAAAGGTCTATACTTCTTCGATAGTCTTATTATATCACGCGCGACGATTTTGTCAACGATTTCTTTGTCCCAATACGGAAAAATATTGGAGAGGTTCGTTAGAATAGTAAATGATTCGAGCGTGATTTTTCTTTGGACATATAAACCCATAACATGAGGGTGTTGTCCGTTATTAGAGACGAAATTTTGTTGATAATCGTCTTCAAGTTTATTTAAGTCTTCTTTAAAAACTCTGCCTAACGAGTCTGTCTTTTTCTTCCATTCAAAATATCTATCTTCGCCATCTTGCTCTACAATTTCACGTATGAAAGCATTCGGTTTAACTATCATATTTGCTAAAAGAAGATTTTCTGGATCTTCTTTGTTTGCAAGTTTATGAAAAAAGAAAACATCATTACGAGTACGAAAGGTATCGAACGATGCTTTTATCTTTCCTCTATACTTATGATAGTCATATCCGTCTGTAGTAAAGTGCTGTTTTAATGCGAGATATTTGACATAGAAATTAAAAGATTCTTCATTCGCAAAGGTCAATGATGTCTTGATCATCTTTCCTTACCAATTTAAGTTGAACAGCATCGGTTCTTACTTTCTCCTTTAGAATAGAAGATTTCTTTACGATGTCCGCGACCGCTTCAATTTCGAGATCATTTATTCTTGCGTACTCGATAAGAGCATCAATATAATTTACACCATTAGCTAACATTTCTGCTATCTCGTGGTGTACTCTTTCAGGCGTTCTTGGAGTTAATAAACTCATGAAATTACCCATTTAATGTTCTGATGCCGTCGATCCAATTCTCTGCAACAGAACGTGCCCAGTGAATTGACTTATCTTCGTAAATCTCTTCTTTAATAAATTCTTCATTAATAAAAAAGCGGGTGCCGCATCCATTTTCTGTTTCGAAAATCTCGACTTTTAATTTTTGTCCTACTTTTTCCGCAAAAAGAGTATCACCTGCCATAATTTTATGCTCCTTTATGTGTGAAGTTGCTTTCATACTGCCGCAATTTGAGCAGTAATCTACTTGTACCTTGA